TGCTACTTGTTGTTGTAATATTGGGTCATTAGATGTATATTTAACTAACGACTTGTCACCATAAATTTGTGATTGTTCAATTATATTCACACTAGAATAAAATGATATTTCTTCTAGTTGTTTTTGATTACTATATACTTTCTTATTTATATATCCTGTCAAGTCAGCACCACCTGAGGTTATACCTTGAGTTTTAATAAATTGTATAGCCGCAAGTTGTTGATCTACTCTCTTTAATTTAGACATTACTTTTTCAATAACCTTTTGTACTTTCTGTTCTATGCCGACAATTCTAGTTTTTGTCGGTACATCCGATTCAACATCGCCAGTCTCTTTGCTCTCCACACCTTCTTCATTACTTTCCGTCTCCGTCTCATTTTCTGTTTCCTTATCTTCAGCCACATTAGATTCAGTAGATACATTTTCACTAGTTTCTCCTGTCTCATTTGTTTCATTAGGTGTTTCTTCCATAGTTTCTGTTGTTGTAGACTCAGTTTCATTGATTTCCTCTTTCGGTTCTTTCATTAAAGTTTCAGTAGGTTCTTCTTCTTTAACTTCTTCCGTCAGTGTAGGCTCATTGTTGATCTCCTCTATTTGTTCTTCTTTGATTTCTTGTACAGGTTCTTCTTCTATAACTTCTATAAATGATACAGCAGACCCAAACTCTTCTTTCATTTCTTCCATAACCATGTTTGTGGCCTCTTCAAAAAACTGCTCTTCTTGTATTTCAACTTCTACTAAAGCAGTTTCAAATTCTTCTACTAGATTTTCTTCTACTAATATCTCTTTAAAATTCTCTACAAAAATTTCTCTAAACTCTTCTATCTTAATTTCTTTTACTTCTATCTCTTCTAATTCTAACATAGGTAAAGGTGCAAACTCAAAAGTTTCTATTTCTTCTACCTGTGCTAAATTAATTTCTTCTAATTCTAGTACTAAAGTTTCTATTTCTAATTGTGCTTCTTCTAATTGTAAATTTGCAAGTTCTATTTCTTGTTGTGTCTCTTCAGTGATTTGAATTGGTGTATATGTTATGTCTAATAATGTGGCAGTTAAACTTGCACCAAGTAAGTTAGGACCAATAGAAGCTGTATTAGATGTATCACCACCGTCTGTACCTTTCCACTCCCAATCGTATTTACGTGAGCCTGTATCTGTATAACTTACCGTATCTGTATATGTGATGGTATTGCCGTAGTAGCCAGCGTCATTGTTTCTTGTAAATGTAGTTATTGCAATTATATTATCATTGCCGTCTAGTATCTTAATAGTGTTTGTGAAAGTATCTCTTTGACCACCACCAACATTTGATTGACCACATTGATATGATGAACCAGTCCATTCACAATTTTGTACTTCAGATATAGAGTTTAAGGTCACACCACCATCTAAACTATTTTCTGTTGTTGTAAATGAACCACCTGATTGTTTTGTAGTTGTGATACCTACTAGAGAACCAGTATCTGAAATAATACCTTCTCCCTTTGCCTCTAACTCATTTGTAAATGCTTGAATACCACTATCAATAGTGAAACCCTGACCTGCACCTACTTTGTCAGGTGATAGAGCGTCTCCTTGATTTTGATAGTTAGATTGACCTGCACCTGCATTAGGTAGCAAGTTGCCTGAGGTTGCTGTCTCTGCCTTACTTACGCTTTGAGAAGTCGTAAGGATTAAGAGACTGAGCCCAACAATATACTTTGTAATTTGCATAGATTATAATGCCACTCCAAATAATCCAATTGATAATACCGAAATCCATAGTTTTCCTTTACTAGTCTTTACTTTACTTTTTTTTTTAGCTTCTCAATTTCAAGTTCTAGTTTTTTCTGTTCAACACTATTCTTACTCATTTCATTTGCTTGTTTGGCAATAACTTCATCTTTTTCTTTCATCTTTTTTTCCCATTCTTTATTGCCTTTTTCTATAACTTTTAATCTCTTTGTATACACTTTGTAATCTGGTCTTAATTTGTTATATTTTTTCCATTGTTCTTTTGCTTCATTACCTATCTTACCTTCAAAAGGACAAGGCGTGCCTGATTGTTCCATTGCATAGAACACTCTCTCATCTTGGCATAGTATTGATACAGCTGCAACTTTCATACCTAAGTCATTTAATACTTTACTTAATTTAATTCTTTCACAATTCTCATCTGTTCTAAAAGTACCTGCTGATACACCTAAACCGAAAGTAGATACACCACCTGATAACCCTACTACACAAAGGTCTTGCGACATTGCTGACATACTAGGTGCTGATGATTGAGACGTAACCCTAGTGTCACCTGAATAGGCGTTAGTAGTATTTGTAGTTGTTGTATTATTACTTGATCCAGATTGATATTCATTCGTTGTTTCTGCCGAATAACCACCTGATATAGTGGTGTTTGAACCGCTCGCATTTGTTTGAGAGTTCGTTGTCGTTCCAGAGTTGGTAACATCAGCCCACGAAGGTGTTAACCCTAGCATAATGTAGAATAACAAAAAGACTAATAATCTTTTCATAATTCCTTTTGATAATGTTTAGATAATGTGAAATAGTGTAGTTTAAATCAATTCTAAAGTATTTATAAAATTTTATTCGTAGATTTTTTTCTTTTCATAAGCAGGTTGATGTCTGCCTATAATATCAAGTATTTCCCAAGAGCCGTCTTCATTTACTCTTACTTTTGCGTTAACTTTGTCGCAAGTCATGTTGTAAACGCCCTCTTTATTTTCAGTTTCTCTATATTCTTTTTCTTTTTCTCTTTTGTTTTTTAAACAATCTACTAAATTCTCTGAAGCAACGTGATCTACTAAAACTCTATTGCCGTTTTCATCTATTTCAAATATGCAAACTGCGAATACCACACCCTCTTCAGGCGTAGATGAAGACGCTTTATGTTCTTCTTTCATCACGGTTACGTGTTTGTGTTTCTTTTCGATAGGACAAACTTGATGACCATCATCACCACAACCTGTGCAATCAGCTAATGCTTTATTCATACCAAAAGCAAATAACATGAAAAGAACAAATATAATAACAGGACTATATTTTTCTATTAACTTAAATCTTTTCTGTTCTTTTTCAGTGATTTGATCTATGTTATTTTCTGTATCCATTAGTCTAATATTTTTAGTAATCTAATACCGTATTTTGTTTGTTTGTCTTCTTGTAATAATGCCTTTACAGATTTACAAGCGAATATAACTCTTTCGCCACCTACTTCTCTAGTTGCTACTCTTTTAGATTTTAAGCATTGACTTAAATTTTCTTTGTATACCCACTCAATCAATTTACCATTAAGTGTTAATGTTAAGGCAATTACGCCATCTTTTTCATACTTCTCTCCACCAGTGTAAAGTTTAGCTGCAAATACACTTGAAGCAAATAGTATCATAAAAAATGTTATTAGTAATTTTTTCATTATTGTGTTTTACCGTTTTGATAGATTATATTTCTATTACTATCTTTTAATTTTTCTACATCTTCTCGTAAAATTTTTACGTCTTCTTGTAATCTCTTAATGTTGACACCATTGTTCATCATATTTTCCATTTGTTTTTGTATGGATTCTAATTGACCAGCGATGTGTTCAATCAACATGAATTGCTCTGAGTCAGCAGGTGGTGAACCTAATTCTCCTCTAGGCCACTTAATTCTAAATTCGTTATTCTTCTCTATGTCAGCAGATAATGTTTCTGTAACCTGATTTAAATCTTTTTCAGATAATTGTGCTTTAGTTTCAAGCATGGTGATACGTTCTAACACACCGAAGTATGCCCAAACGCCAACTGCAACTGCTGAAATAATAGCCAATAAGTTTTTCATTGGCATGCTAATAGCTGTCTGTTCTGATATATCAAGTCTATTTTTCATTTTTGTCCTCTAAATCACCTTCGTAGTACTCTTTATATTTATCTAACAAATCATTTGTAATCTTTAATTGATTCCTAATTTGTGCAAAATTCTTGGCAAGAAGTTCAAAATCTTTATCTGTCAGTCCCCATAAAACAGGATCAATACCAGATTCCTCTAGTTTTTTAAATACTTCCTCAGCGTTCTTACTAGTGATAATTATCCATCGTAAGTTCTCTAACTCTAATGGAGTAGGCTTGTTCAAATTGAGTTTTTCACGCTCAACTTCCTTTTTAAATATCTCTAATGTCTTTACACCCGAACAACTAGTAAGGGACGTAATTAGGATTAGCGATACTAGGACACTCGCTATTAATTTCACTTTTCTTTGTAGCATTCTTTTCTTTTTCTGTTAATGGTGAACCACTTGCGATTTCAATACATCTTGTAGCAAGTGCTGACGCACCGTTTGTTATACGTTCAATAGAGTCTGTTCTTTGTATAGCTAATTTACCAACATCTCTACTCTTCTTATTAAATCTTTTATCTAAATCGTCTAGGTCTTTTTTTAACACACTAACTAACTGATTCATCTTTTGATTAGCTGCTAGTATCTCTTTAAAGTCTTCTTTTTGTGACGTGATAAGTTCTTGTTGTTCAGCGACTGCTGATTCTAGTTTGATTGCATTTTCTTTTAATACTGCATTATCTCTTTGCAACTTTAACACATAGCCCACTGAGCCTAGTAAAGCAATTATAATCAAACCAATAATGTAAATTCTCATATTACTTCTTCCAAAATTTAAGTTTTTTTGCAAAAGCAGCCAAGTCTTCAAACTTCTCGTTGACATACCATCCTGCAATAAAACCTACTATGAATCCTATTGTTGTAAACATATCTTTATTCCTTTATTTTAGCGTTTCTTTTTCTATGACCATTCCACGCAACAAAGCCACCTAATCTTAATGACCAGTATGCTAAATGATTCATTGTGTAAAAACCATTTACTTCTATACATATATCTCTAAAGATTTCGTCTGCTCTTTTTTGATCTACTACTAGAAGCGCTCCTTTACCAGTTCTTTTTAAACAAGCGTATTTGTAAGCATAGTCGTGTACTAGACCACCCATTAATAATACACCAACTGGTGAAAAAAAAGTTCTTAAAAATTTTGGTATACTTGCGCCGTCAAATACAAAACCTGCTGGTATGACATATTCATTACCATTGATTCTATATTTCCAGTCTTTTGTTATTTCCCAATTTCTTGTAGAAAGTAACCACATTGCGATACCTTTCCAGAAACCCTTGCCTTTTGTTTTGATTGGCACAGGTTTTAGTTCTGGCATTTTGTCAGCATGAAAAGTTAGTTTACTTACTTTCTTTTTATCTAACAAGTTTATTAAAAGTGTTATTATTACTACTGCAATTAAGATTGACCATTGCCAAAATTTCATTGCTAGTGCTACTATAAGTTCCATTTTAGTCCTTACTTTTTTTATTTTTATCTATGTATGATTGATAGACTTTATAAGCCTGTCTCAAATTTTTTTTCTTTTCAGGATCTTTTGCTCTGACACTTGCTACTTTTGCTCTTTGACCCATTGCAATTGCAGCCTGCATTTTATGTGCGTGTGTTTTGCCTGACCCTCTTATCTTACTTACAGATTGTTTTGCTTTTGGTTTATCTGTAAAACCTAGACCGTGTATAGTACCTTTTGGGTTTTCATCTGTGTATAAATCACTATGTTTATCTGACCCAGCAGGTTGACCTTTCTTACGAGGTATTCTATTTGTATTAGCAGTTACCATAGGTTTGTATGTACCTAAACCTGGTCCTGTTCTTTGTGAATATATTCCTGCTTGTTTACTTGATTGAGCACCTTTGTATTGTGGGAATAATTGACCTTGACCTCCCATGGATGCCATAGGGTTTAAAGTTGATATAGGTCCTACACCCACACCATAAGTCACTCCCATGTATTCTCTTAATTCTTTTAAACTTTTCTTACGGCCAGCACAATGTGCTTTTTGTGAGAAACCTTTTGGGTTATCACAATCAATAGACTTTTTATATTTGTCTGACCAGTTTGACATTATTTCTTTTTACCTTTAAGATATTCTACATAGTCATTAACTTCACTATCGAATTGACTTAACATTTTAGAAGCTGCGTCATTTCTAACATTACCAGGAATAGTTCTACTATTCATATTTTTAGATTTTGCAATTTCTTTAACTTTATTATCTACTGCATATCTGAATAACTTAACTGCTAAATCTTTATTGTAAACACCTTTTACTTTTTTTCTTGCTAAGTTTTTTACAATAGGTTCTATTTGCCTTGAATATAACTGACCATCATTTGAGGCCTGTGTTGCAATTTCACTTGCTGACAAATTTTCATTCATTCTAAATTTAGTTAAGAAGTTAGTTATTCTTTTTTTAAATTCGTCTTTATTTTTTTTCTTATAAGATTTTGCTGCTTTAGGTTCTACGCCTGGTTCACCATCTGGTCCTACACCTATACCTGCGATATTACCACCGCCTGCACTATTAGCAGGTGCGTCTTCTTCAGGTACACAATTAGGCACTCTTTTACCATTTTTCTTTTTGAAACCTACTGCCTTATATCCTGTCCAGCATGCCTCTCTTAATTTTCTAAAAGTAATCATTAAAATTTGATCCTTTCTATATTGTCCTCTGACACTATTACTTTTTTTTGTGTCTCTTCACTAACAACATGATATAAGTTAACACCTAAAAAGTTATCAAAAGGTACTTGATCTTCTACGTTTTTTACAATATCGCCTACGTCAGCAGTCTTTTCATTATTCAGATCAGTTAATGTATCTGTCATAATAAATCTACCTTGAGGTAGTATATTGTCTTCAGATGATTCTTTCATATCACCAAAGTGTATTAAATCATTATTTCTTAAATAAGTATAAAGTTCTTTTTCAATTTCAACCATATTCAAATCTTTACTTTCTTTAAGTAATAGACCTAATGCAGCTGCATATGTGCCTATTTTAGATTTACCGCCAGGTATTACATTTATTAAACGCTTTAAATTAAAAACAAATTTATGTAAGATAGTATAACTATCTCTTTCTTTAGAAGTTTTTAATTCTTTTGTTTTTCGTAATACTTTTCCATTCTTATCAATTATGCCGTACTTATAAGCGTCTTGTTTTTCAAAAGGAGTAATTAACATCTTAATTATCCTATATGTTATAAGTACATCTATTGCTCTTCCCATTACATTTGTTCCAAACTATTTAATATTGTTTTGTTTATCTTAACATTGTTAAATTCTTCATCACTAACATACTTTAAATATACTAAAAAAGTTTTAAGTATTCCCCAAAACTCTCTTTCTATTTTAAAAAATAACAAAGTACAAGCTGCGTCAACACCAAAAACATTTTGTAGTACAATTAGATGATTAATAACTAATCTAGTTTTTAATTCACCTGTTGCCTTGTACTTACGAAATAAGCGTTTAATATACTTAAATCGTTTCACATCCTCATAAAACTCTTTTTCAGAGTCAAAATTAGGACAATCATAGTTTTTGATTGCGTAAAACAACCAGTTATCTTTTGTTATCTTACTGAACATTAAGCAAGCTCTGCATAAACTTTAACAGCGCCGTTTTCTAATGTTTCGTAATTACCTTTTAACTTTAACTCTCTACCTAATTTATGTTGTATACCATCATCATTAATATCAGAGCCATCAGTGTCTTTACCGAAACGACCACCGTGTTGTGTCAAACCAGTTTCAAATTTACCACTCTTGCCTTCTACACTTACAGAGTCTTTGAATACTAAACCGATTGTGCCTAGTCTTTGTGATAATTGACTTAGCGCAGCCTCTGGTTTAATATATTCTCTGTCTGCAATAGATTTAACAAAAGCATTTACTCTTTCAAGTACAGCAGGTTCATGTATGTTGTGAACGCCAATAGAACCGTCTTCAATAGATTCTTCGCCACCACCTGCAGTGTTGACACCTTTAGCATCCCCAGCATATCCTTTGTATTCCTTGATATGTTGTTTAAATGTTTTCATTTTAGTTTCCTTTAACTTTTCCCTTAACTTTTTGTAATAACTCGGATGATACCACACCATTGCCATTACCTTTCTTGTTTTCTTTTCTCATACTTTTAAAAGACTTACCGCCAAGTAAATCTTCTTCAAAGTCATTTACTGATCCCATCTCCTCAAACTGCTCAGAGTGAGGAGTGTTATCAGCGATTTCGTTTAAGAATTTGTCCATTTCTTTATCCATTATGCTAATGAAGCAGAAACTGCCTTATCCTTTTCATTTAATAAAACCTTAGTGTCTTTTTTCTCTGTGTCAATCATCGGAATGAGTTTATCAATCTGTTGTATCGCACCATATACAGCATTTAAATTATTCTGCTGTGTAGTCAAAGACTTTTTAGTTTTTTCTATATTAGATGATATAGTGTCAAAATCACTTTGTAATTTTTTTCTTTCATCTTGTAGATAATCTAATTCAATACCCATAATAATATCCTTTCAAATTACGAAGTTGTATAACCGTTACCTGCGATTACATTCCAATTACTATTTTTAAATAAACAAGTTACCGTTTCACCTTGAGCGTTTAACAAAATATTAGTATACCCTCTTAAATTAGAAGGTGTAATAGTTTGTATGTGTGTGCCTGAAGATGAAGTGTTAATAAATGTTTTTACTTGTCCATCTGAACCATCAGCAAGTGTTATTGTTGCAGTACCAGCTGTACCATTTACCTCTGTTATTGCACTAGTCACATCTGCTACAAGTGTAGTTGAACCATCACTTGTTAATGATTGTGAAGCTTGTGCTAAACCTAAGAAAGATGGTATATTGTTAAATACGTCTTCGGCTGCAATTTTTTTGTTGATTGGTGTTCCAGTAGGATCATCTACTACGTGAAATAAGTCTGCAGCTGCAATCCCATCACCAAGATTAGAAAGCGCTGTTATTTTTTTATCTGCCATTTTTTTCTCCTATAAACCCTTTCGGGTATGCTACTCTAGGTATGTTCCTAGATCACTTTGTTAATATATTTAGTAGGGCGCCCAAAGAGCGCCCCCTAATATTATAATATTAGTTTGATGTTAAGCACACTAGAGTCTCTGCTTGTACTCTACTTGCTCTGCCACCAGAACCTTGTTTTCTTAATACCCAACCACTGTGTGCGCCAGTCACTTTTAATAAAGTAGAACCGTCTTGCGACAATTGTCCTGCACTAGCTTCAGAAGCCGAGATATTGAATAAACCAAGTTTTGCACCTGTAATAAACTGACTGAAAGTTTCGTTTTTGTATAACTTACCAGCTGCAGCGTTATTACCAGTGTGCATATTCGCCGCTGTCGGCGACTTGTTTACGTAAAGAAGTGACCATAAAGGTGCACTTCCTCCACTATCTGTTTTTGCCCAACTTGACATAATTTTCTCTCCTATTTAAATATTAGTTAATAGTACTCAATTTGTTGATATAATGCTATATTTATAAGACTAAAAACCTAGTCTTTTTAATTGTTGTATTGTTTTTGATGTTGATGTATGATGAATACCTATACCACCTGACATATTAAAATCTCTTATGTTTTTTTCGTAATCATCAATTAGAATTGCTGGTTTACCTCTTTTTGCAAAGAGTTTCTTTTCTCTTCTTTTTACAAGGTTAACTTTCTGTGAGTTAACCATATTAACATTTTTTCTTAACCATGCTCTTTTACCTGGTATGCAGTTAGGGTCAAAATTTTCTTCTACGTATGCACTTAAAATATGTGGGTCATGTTTAGATATATAAGACCATAATTGCTTACCACCTTGCATCCAAGGTAGGTCATACCAGAAGTTTTTATTTTGTAAGATAAGTGACCACTTTTGTTTAGATGAGGGTATATTCATCCATCTGTTGATAGACATACCTGTTGTCTTAACGGCTGCAGTTTTAAAGTCTGCTAGTACACCATCCATATCGCAATAGATGATTGGTTTATCCACGATTTAGATTCTCTCTGATTGTGGTTCAGTATCTACGGATGCAATTTTTTTACCTGTCATAGTCTTATTCATTTCTTTTCTCATATCTTTAAATGATTTTTCATTTTCAGGTTTGCCTAGTTTCTTTTGCATTTCTGCTTTTGATTCACCGTATTTTGTTTTAAATTGTTCAGCAGATAAATCTTTCATATCAATGGCGATCTCTTTCATTCTACCCTCTTTGATAGGTTTAATGATTTGTTTTTCACCATCTTTTGCTTTTTGCACTTTAGCTTGATTTATCTTTTCACCTTTATCGTCAGGCATTACTTTTTCACTTTTCATTGCCTTTTCTAAAGAGTCTGCTTGTTTGCTGTGAAGTGCTGTTGCCTTTTTAAGACCTGCAACTACTTTTTTAATATCGCCAGCGTCTTTATTATTTAAAGTCTCTTTTACGTTTGTTGAGATTGCTTTTCTTCTTTTGTGAAGATACTTATCAGTAGAATCAACATCACCATCGTTGTCAATGTCTTTGTCTTTTCTGTCGTCAAATTTTTTCTTAACAGCGTCTTTGTTTACTGGGTCTAATTTACTTTCACTTACAACTTTAGCAGCTGCGTCTGCAAGTGAACCTGGTTTAGTACCTAAGTATTTTTTCTCTGTTGTTAATTTAACATCTGATTTAAATGTTCTGTCTATCGTTGGCTGCTCTGAAGCTATTTTTGTAGAGAGTTCTTCAATGCTGCCTTTTTTACTATCTAAATATTTACTCATTACTTCTTTCCTTTTTTAGCTGCACGAGCCTTTTTCGCCAAATCAGCGTCAGCTGTGTAGTATGCTTTTCCTTTTGTGATGAACGCATTAACTCTAGCAAATGCCCATTGTTGTGGCGTTGTACCAGGTCTATGTCCACCTTTCCATGCAGCCATACCCCTATTGTACACTTGTTTTAAAATGCCATAAGGTATGCCTGACTTTTCAGATTTATTTTTTATGCCTTCAATCTGTTTTTCATCTATTTGTTGCATTTCTTTTTCTTTCTTTGGTTCTTTTTCTGAAGTTAATCTAGCTGCTCTTTCTTTATTTTTTAAGTCATCTAGTTTTAACTTCATTGTTTCTAAATCACTCTTTGCAATTGCAAGAGGTGTTTTCTGTTTTGGATCACCAACATCCATACTATTAACTTTATTATTTTTATCTGTAATTCTATTTTGTAAATCAGATATTCTTTGAGCAGGTGTTTGTTCTACTTCAGTAATACCCACTTTCTTTTTAACAATATTTGTTGCCGTAGCGTATCTTACTGCGTCACCTTTTTCTTTACCATATCTGTCTTTAAAATCTTTTTTAGGTAAATCATCTGCCATCTTATGTACTTTTTTTACCTGACCTTTTGTCAAGTCTGCTTCTTTGACAGCCTTTTTTAGCATATCTCTCTGACCAGCATGAGCGTCTGAAGCCTTATCTAATTTAGATATAACTTTTTTAACAACTGATAAATCTTGGTTGTCTAAGCCTTCTTTAAACTTAATATTACCTTTTAAAATGTCTGAAGTGACTTCTATCTCTCTGACACCATCTCTCTTTAATTGTGCCATTTTGTCATCTGCTGACTTCTTATCTTTATAAGGTATTGCAAATCTTTTTTTGTTTAATGGATCTCTATATCTTACTACAAAGACCTGTGTAAATTCATTTACTTGATTTACTTGTTCTCGTAATTCTTGCCAACTTATTCTATATCTACTCATTAGTTATTTACCTTTGCCCCTGCTCTCCACTGATAACAAGACCAGTATCGTGCTTTCCATTTCGGCCCTGGAGTATCACATCTATGTCTTGCTCTGAAGCTTCGTCTTCTTGCAGGATCATCTCTCTTAATACTCAAACCTGTTGTATCACCAAAAGAAACTTTTACTACTTTACCTGTTTCGCCTTTTACATAAACATAAAACTTTTTAGAACCACCTCTAATCGGGTCGTTTAGTTTTACCTTTTTGCCTTGATATTCGGCCTCTTGTAAAGGTTCTGACTCGTGTTCAAATAAACACTCGTCACATTTCTTATCAAACTCTTCATCAAATTGTTTAAAACTTTTCACTTCTATATTTTCTCCGATACTCTTTCTGACTTCTTCTTTTTCATCGCCATGTTTTGATTTAAAGTCTTCTTTTGTTAGAGTTTTAATATCTCTACTATATTCTTTAAATCTACTTTTGACAATCTCGTCATTTGTATCAACAACTTTGTTGATCATTTTTTCGTAGGTTTCTTCTAATTTAGATTCCCACTCATCACCGTATCGTCCCTTATATTTATCTATTGTTTCATCGCTATTTCGCCACTCTTCAATGTCTTTTAATTCTACTTTATTAATCATTTTAATCTTCTTACCAGAGACTTGTATTTTGTTATTTTCTGGATTACTAGGGGTATATGTTGTGCCTTGAAACTTAGGATCATAATTAGTTTCACCTGGTGTAATAGATGAAGTGTATTTTGCATAATCATGCCCTATATCGTATGCCTCAGGCATACCCATATCTGTAAGACCCATATTTACTTTTTCAGTCTCTTTATTATTTTTGTTAATTTTTAGTTCACCATACATCTGTTTAAACTTTTTCGTGTACTTACTAGGTTTAGTCTTTGCACCTTTATCAGCACTTGTTTGTTTGTAGGCTGCAGGATCATCATCTCTCATTTTAGATTGTTTGTCTAATTGAGACTTATGTTGTTTTGCCTTATCTTTTGAAAGACCTTTTACATATTTTTTAGGTAGACCTGTCTCTTTATCTTCAGGCGATTTCTTAATTGAACCACCTTTATCATAGTACTTTGGATCTCTTTTATATTTGTGTTTAGCAATTTTCTTTGCTCTTTCTTCTAACTCAATAGGATATACTGGCGTTTCCATAATATTATGTAACCAACATCTATGTAATTGACTATCAACATCTTCTAAAGTCACATAGTTTGTTCCTCTTCTTATAACTATACCAGTTATACCATTTTGTATATCGTCAACTATATCTCCTATTTCATAGATATGTTCACTGATATACTGATCTCTTAATGTCATCTTTTCTAATTCTTCTCTTGTTGAAGCAGTTATGAAAGGTTTAAATCTTAATGCACCTGCACCAGCGTCATGGTTGACACCTGCAGCCAATTGCATACCTTTTCTTACATCTTTGAATAATTGTAAACCTTTATTTGAATTACCAAATGATGAAGGTAAACCTTTTTTAAATATATCGTAGTTGTCTGATTTAGCGGCAGTTCTCATTTTACTTGCACTCATACCTGTTGCACCATCAGCGTCTGGATCTCTTTCACCAGCAGATACAATATTGATTTTATCATAATTATAGAAACCATGTCTACTTCTTATGTTATTGTATTTCTTAATTGTTGTTTCAAATTCTCTTACTCTATCACTACCAACTACCATAGATAATTCTGTTGTACCTCTATTGTATAGATCGGTTACTATTTCAAATACACTATTAGATTTACTTACAATAATATTTCTAGCGTGTCTAGGAAACATTTGTTTCATTGCCTGTATTTTTTGTCTATATGATAAAGGATTCTTTGCACTATCCTCTGACTTACTTACAAAGATATAATAGTTATCTGCTCTAACTTGCGATAACTTATTCATAAGTTTTTCATGTCCGATTGTTGGTGGATTGAATCGACCAAAGGTAAACGCTATATGTCTACCTTTGGCCTCTTTTATTTTAGATAATGATTTCAGTTCATCTGGTGTTATTTTCCCGTCATCCATAATGTCGTTCAAATGTTTAAAGAATTTGAGATAATGATACTTCTCTAACATTTTATAAATTACATTTTTAGGAAGTCGGTTCTTAACGCCAAACTTTCTGATTTCTTCTGGTGACATATCAGCCGCAAAAGAGTCTTTCCTATCTTGTACGGTCTTGTCACCAATATCAATTAGAGTGTTAATAGAGTCTGTAATTTCAGCTAACTTCTTAGCAACTAATGTACTCAACCCATCTATATCAGATGAGGTAAGCCTTGATAGTTCCTCATAATCAATAATATCTCGAGCCAATTCACCTTTAACAACATCTATTTCAGAAACACGTTTCTGAAAATCCGCTAGATATTTTTCAGGTTCGAAGGTGCCAGGTTCTGGTCTTTTGATAAACTTATTATCGTCTATGTCAAAAGTACCATCTGCCATGTCCCTTGCCTTACTAAATGTAGCAGGATCTATGATAGAAAAGTAGTTTACAGGATGATCGGTGCCGGGTATTGTTTCACCATTTATTTCGCCTTGATATTCTCTTATTTTTTCATGTACCTTTTCTTGTTCTTCCTGTGAACCAGGTATATCAAATAAGATATTTACATCTAAATCAGCGTCATCTCTATATTGTTTTGTTAGTATAGAACCAATTAAGGTATACTTAACTACTTTCCCAAATTTTTCAAATGTTTTAATTCCGTCTATTATTTGTTTTCTTACAGCAGGCTTTAAACTAGGATTACTTGTATCTGGATTATCAAATACAGGTCTTGCGTATGTCTTTCTAGGTATGTCTATAATAGACTCTTTTATAAAATCTTTAAATCTCATTATTCTCCGCCGCCTCCATTGCCGCCGTTACCACCGTTTGCGCCATTGCCACCGTTTCCATTACCATTGCCGTTACCATTTCCGTTAGTATCACCATTACCATTTGTATTATCTGTATCAGCGTTTTTACTTGTTGTGCCGATACGACCAAAGAAAGGGTATCTTACATATTTATTTCCTGTAGGAACACAAACCTTTAGTTTATTGTCAAATCTATATCCGTCAGGACATCTTTTATCTGCAACTAAACTCATGTACTCTTTAAATTTCTTCATGTTCTTCTTTTTGTTTTTCTCTCACCTGCCATCCATCTTTTTGCAATGTAAGATGATATAGGTTTTGTAATCATTCGTCTAACTATTTTTGATATATTATTTAATGTTATGGTTACTAATTCTGCCTCTGATCTATTATTATCAACTACAACAAAATTATTCATACCAAATAGTCTTTGAAACTTACCGATATTACTTTGTACACCTTCCCAGTTTTTCTTTACAATATATTCTGGTACAATTCTTTCTCTTCTTTTTTGTCTTTCTAAAGCAACATCTAAACTAGTATTTACAAATACCATATAACAATCATATCCTAATTGTTTAAGCATATTAGCATTTCTAGCAATAGTATCATAATCTCTACCTGTACTATCAATAACTAAACCAAGTCTACCTTTTAAATAAGTTTGTAATTGATTAAAAATGGTACCTTTTGCTTTCTTTCTTAATATATCTCTAAAGTATTCTTCTTCATCTGGCATTTTCATAGACAAACCTGCCTTTTTAATTTCTCTTTCAAATGCAATATCAGAGTTTACAACTTTTAAACCTGAACCTGCAAATGCTGAAGAAGCTACAAATGTCTTACCTGAACCAGGACCACCTGCAAGAAAAAATGCTTTGAATATACCTGGATCATAAAGACCCTCATTTATCTGTTGTGCAAAACTTTTAATTTCCATCTTCTATTGCCTTTATAATTTTATTAGCGTTATCTTCTATTGTACCACCCTCTGCTTTTATTTCTACGAAACCAGGTTTGTCTCTAAAATGTTCTACTGCAGGACCTGTTTCTCTATTGTATAAGTCTATTCTATTATTGATTATCTCTTCAGTATCATCTGCTCTACCTCTTGCTAATAATCTTTTTAAAATTTCTTCTCTACTGACATCTAAAAATATAACTTTATCGTAACCTATGTTTGCCTCTTCCATATCTCTTACTTGCGTCATATATCTAGGCCAACCATCTAAAACATAACCAGTAGGTGATTGATCTACTTTATCTTTAATTAATTTTAAGACTATTTCATTAGGCACAAATTGACCTGTTGAAATTATATCTGCAACTTGTTTTCCTATCTCACTACCTTTTTCTACTTCTTTTCTTAACATGCCACCTGGATAGATATGAGGTATAGAAAACCTTTTTGTAATGTATTCTGCATAAGTAGATTTGCCTGAACCAGGACCGCCCATTAATATAATTCTTCTAGTTGTCTCTTCTAAAAATGTCAAAAATGTTTTCATTATCCTTTTATCCAGTTCTTTTGTAAATTAAAGTTAGCAGTACTAAATTCTAATCTATCTACTAATTTAACAGCATTACCCATTCTATCTACAGCAACATAACCTTCTGGATTAGTTAATTTAAATCCATTGTTAGTTTGTAGATATGTACCGATAGATTTAATTTGATTCATCTTACTTACTAAAAAGTTTTTTGCTGTTTGTAAAGATACATAACTTGCGATTGCAAAGTATATCTCATTTTCATATCTATCAATAAATTTTAAACCTTCGTTTCTAATAGTTTCATATTTTCTTTTTGCACTATCAGTTTTTCTTTTTGTAATTTCGTCATCTAAAACTGAAGCATAATATTTTCTAAAATCTGTTTGTAGTTTTTTTACACCACTTATTGCTCTACCTCTTTTGATATAATCATTAAAGTATATTTTTAATCTTGCACCAACTGATAATAAATTAGTTTGTGATTTTAATAAATTTAAAATTCTTTTGCCTTTGCCAATAGAACCCATAGCCATTCTTAACATGCCATCGTATCTATCACTTTCTGCGTCTGTAAATGTTGCAACACCTGAGTTATCTTTATAACTAGCGTCATCAAAAAATACTGATGGCGTCTTTGTAAATGAGTTTACATTAACGCCAAAACTTGCTTTTAAATCAACCATCTTTCGACCTGTGTAAGTAGTGTGAAAGATTATGCCTAATTTACTTCTTAATATTCTTTTTGCAAGATCAGTATTTTGAGGTACAGCGTAAGTAATAGTGTTAGGTTTAAACGCAATTGAGTCTTCACCTCTAATACTTACTTTTTCAATATCTTTAGGTGTATATAATAAATCGCCTTGAACGATACCTTTGATATTTAATTTTGGTAATTCTTTTAAACAAACAATTAGTTTGTCTGCTAAACCACCTGCGTGATTTTTTCTTATATCTGATTGTGTGTAATTGATTTTAGGATTTACATTGAAGACAGATTTTGATCCAACAAAAAATCTGTTGTTTTCAGGATTGATACCACAGAATACAGCTGGCGCACCATCCCATTTGACTGATAGATTAACTTTTCTACGAGATGATCCTAAAAGCATATTTCTTAACGATTTAAGAAACTCTATTGCTTCTAAGCCACCTGAGTAGCCGTTATTGATTATGTTATCTTCTAAATGTTCTAAATGTGTATTTTTAGCTTCATTTAGATATTGTTTAAAACTATACATTTGTTTCCCACTATATCCATTATATCAAAATTCAAGGCCATTGTCAATAAAAATTCCAATCAAATCCATTAATAAATCACTACTTACGACAATATTTATAAGATTAGATTACTTGATTTTTAATACTTTATGTACAAACCACTTTAAAAATCTCTTAATATAACCGTTAACCCATTTATTCATTACCCAACGAAAGATTCTAACGACTATTAATATAGGACTTGCTAGAACATCAAAGGCAATAAGTCCAACATCAACAGAAAAATCTATAATGTTGTCTGTATTACAAGCCTTCTTCCATCTTTCTTTAAGTGTTAACTTCATTCTAATTCCCTTTGGCAATAACAAACTTGCCTGAAAGAGGTGTACGAGAGGTTACATATTGATACATAATTAAAACAAAGTCATTAATTTGTTGTTGACTTTTTTTATCTGTTCTTCTAAACCACTTCTTCAGAACGGGCATAATATTATTAATAATATTTAAGGCAGATATTTCACCTCTTTTAAAATTGAATAAATTTTTATTTTGTCTTTCTAATGCTGATCTTTGTTTTACAATAGGTTCAATCTGTTTAAAATACATCTTCTCACCATCTTCATATAATTTTTTTACTTTTACTCCTGTTTGTCTATCTACAAATGATAACAAGTTAGCAAATACTTTCATAGAACCTATTGAACCACCTCTTGCCTCTGCACCACCACCTAAAAACTCTGCAACAAATCTTTTAGCACTAGGGTCGTGTCTGAATTTTATATCACCAGATTTAAGTAATATTCTCATATCTCTAGTTTCTGTCTTCTTACCAAAGGCAACTTTCTTATAAGGTTTCCAGTCTGTTGTTCCTTTTACCACTAAATTTTTTAGTGATTGAATTTCTTTTTTTCTATCAAAGTTAACTAATTGTATTATAGCTTTTTTTGTAGTTTTCTTTAGTGATAAAGGCAACATATTACCACTATCAATTAAATCACTTATTAAAACATTTAATTGTGGGAACCCAAATGAATTGGGTTTAGCTTCTGCTAATGTAGTTCTTAATTTATCTTTTGCCATTTTACTTGCAAGATATATGTCGGCAGGAGACCATTTGTTTATGTCACCAAATCTTGTTTGATTTTTTATAGTGATAGGCATTTTGTTTGCCATAGACCATAACTTTTGTATAGTACCCATAACATCTTTATCACCTCTAAAGTAAAATAGATTTTGATAACCTTTACCTTTAATTTTGTAATCTTTATCTATTGTTTCTATTTGTTTAATTAGTTCTACTGCAATTAGATTAGATGATGTATACCAATCATTATTAGAAGTTAAAAATTTAGTTATGTCATTGTAAGAAACACCGGGTGTATCTAGTCGTTTAAACGCTAGTTCTAACTTTTTATTATACTTGTCTTTAAAATCTGTAAATGTGGGATATGTTTTAAGGTCAAATGCCTTATCTATACTACTTGCACCTACATTATCTGCAAGTGAAGAAAATAGTGCTTGTGCTGATTCTAATAATGTTGTCTTGTCTGCCATACATATATTTATGTATTAGGCTATCTAACTTTTGTAATCTGCGTAAACATTACCTGAAACGGTATATCTGTAACCTTCAAAAGGTTGTTGTCTAACTTCATGCCTCATCATACTAGGAAAAATTAATAACATTCCTGGTTTGATTTTTTTCTCTACACCAAGTCCTTCTTTTGTTTTTACTTCAGGAAAGTATAAACCTGGGGCACCTTCTGGTGCAGTTATGTAATAAGCACAGGAATAGATAGCAGGCCAGTGATCATGTGCTTTAGTTGTTTGACCTGAAGTGTACTTTAAACCCCATAGATTTTTTATTAAAAACTTATAGTTATGAGTTGGATTAAATTGCATACGAGAAATAGCGTCACAAGCATCCAAATACATTTTAGCAAATCTTTCAAAACCAGGATATTCCCACATTTGCCAATATGTCATTTGACATTGTGCGTTTGTTTTATGCCCTTGTTGATCGCCTACTTTTTCTATTTCTTCTATAAGAAGTTTATCCATTTCTGGTTCATCAAGTTGAAACTCAAAAATAGCTTCTTTTCTATTTACTTCAAAATCGTTTCTTGCTATTTGATATTTCTTCATCGCTTCTCTTATCAAAACAAGATGGGAAACCATAGTTACCAAATGTTTTGTTTTTGTTTTGAAATTTAACAAGTGCTTTTACATCTTCTTCAAAGAAAGATTCTTTTAAAACCTGACCTTTAGGCATTTCAACTGCTCTCCATATTATCTTGCCATTCTTTTTAACCATAGCAGACTTGTAATACACACCCTTATTTATTCGTTTTTTAATTTTCTTTTTCATAATGAGTTAAAACTTAATGCTATCCTATCTGTTGTTTGGTTTACTTTATAACTAGAGTCATGTTCTATCCACGATGGGAATATTATTAAATCATTATTCTTAGGTTTAAAATTAAAATTTATGCAATTGTTTTTATCAATATTATCAAACTTATATAATTTGACTTTATCGTTTGGATTATAAAAATATATATCACTACTTGAATCATCTATATTTAAGTATATCACACCACTTAATTTAGAGGGTATATGGTCGTGTTTCATTAAACTACTATCTTTATCCATAATTGTAATCCATGAGTTATCTACTTTTAAATTTTTAAATCCTAATTCTATTGAAGTTTTATCTATTATGTTTTGTATATCTTGTTTTAAATTTTTACATTCTGGTACATTGTTTGTAAAATAATCTACTATATAATCGCCATCTTTAAATTTAAACTTATCATTTTTATAATGTGATATTTTAAAGTTGCCATATCCTACACCTTCTACATTACCTAAATTATTAAAAACATTTGAATTGTCTTTTATGTGTTTAACAATATCTTTTCTTATATTGTCATCTAAAAAATTTTCAATATAGATTATAGGTGTACTAAACAATTCTATTTTGTTCATACTTTAAAATCAGAAAACTTATCGTAAACATTTTCAGCAGGTCTAGGTCCTGCAGGTTGATTAAGTTGTTCTTCACTCTCTTGGTTACCATCTGATAAGTTTTGTGCTGATTGTTCTACATCATATAGTCTCATTTTACTTCTATCAACACCAACAATAAATGATCTATTTACAGCAGGATCATTATATCTATTTTTTAATTGTTTAACTTTCATTTGATTTAATTCTTCTAAATCTTCATTTGATATAAGAGCAAACATAAAATCAGCAGTTGCAGGAAGACCAAAACTTTCTGAAGTATCTTCTAAACCAACATCACTTGACATATAACCAGTTCTAGTTGTTTGTGTAGCAGATACAATAGGTAAATTATTTCTTACAGCAAGACCTCTTAATTCTTCAGCGATTGCCTTAACATAAAAATAAGATGATATATTGCCACCTTTAAATCTACTAGATGAACATATATTTAAATAATCTATGAATACAATATCTGGTTTAAAACTTTTCTTTAATGCAAGTTCATCAATAAGTCCTTTGAAATGGCCTGCGTGAGCAGACGCAGTAGGATATTCTTTAATAATTAATTGACCA